AGGTAGCTGAAATAGCCACATCAGTCAAATCCGACATAGTAAGAGTTGTTCCGTTAATTATGTGAAGAATGGTTTGACCACTAGAATATCCAGTGCCTGTAACAACCATGCCTTGACGTAAATCTGTAGTGTCGTTCACTGTCAAAGTTGGTAGGCTGAACCCGCTAGACCCGCCAGATACATAACTACGCTCGACAACAGCGTCGGCAATTGCGGACATCGTGATTTGTGTAGAGCTATCTACACTCACAATTGACTGAGCACTTCTGTACCCAGCACCAGTGGCTTGTTGTCCAGGTACTAGTCCAGTGGTGTCATCCACGACTAAATTGACATCCAATATACCAGTTGTTCCGTCAGCGATAACATGGATAGCTGCGCCATCCTGAACCGTAGCAGCAGAATAGTTGTCGCCAAACACTTTATTCACAAGTGTTGCGATAGTATTGTACTCACTAGCGTTTACTGTATTACCTTGGTTGACAGCCATTTTTACTTTGTCCCTACGACTATCTCTATTGTTCCGGTGCTCTCGACTAGATGATCCTCTAGTGCTCTACCGATTATGGCTCTGTAATCTAGCACATCTGTCATATAGGCTGACTTAGCATGACCAGGAACATTACTAGTAACTAGTCTTTCTCCCTTGAGTATTCTGCCGACTACCTTACAAGGAACACGTCCAGCAAGCGCAACATATGGATGACTGTCATCTGTACCAGCTGAGCTATTCATTTCAAATGCTGGCGCGGTAGAGATTACACCAAATACATCAGTATCGTTTTGTTGTAGTGTTTGTGTTATTTCTGCTGAACCACCAATCTTTACAACTGTTCCTGGTTCTAATACCTTATCAGCGGCATAACGTTCCGCGAGATCGGCGTACTCAGCACTAGTAGCGGTGCCTCTGAACTTATAGTTATTAGTGGTATTCATATTGATACCAGCCTGGATTGTGGGGAACTGTGTATCAAGCCGAGTTACACCATCCTCTAGAAATTCACTAGCAGCAGGCGTCCATGAGGTAGTGTCATCAACCGTGATTGTTACAATCACATCATCAACAATATTTTCGATTGTTTTATGAAGAATGTCCTGTGTGTCTAAACGATTTCTTACTTCGATTCTTGTGTTTCCTGTAAACCCAATCACATACCATTTTCCAGTATCGTGAATTTTTACCTGATTCGTAGAGCTGTCGTACCATTGCTGACCGTCTACTGGATTAACGGGCTCAACTCCAGAAGAGAAATTCTCCAAAAGATGTAGAAGATTTTCGTTAGAATATTCTCCGATGTTTGAAGAATTTTTACCAAGCAACACAAGACTTGTGCTTGTATCTAGTGTGCCGTCTGCGATGATGATATTAGGCTTACTCGCATCTGAATAGTTTATGTTATATGGCATATTGTTTCCTTCGTTATGTTCCGAGTGTTGTCTTTATTCTTATCGTATATGTTATTTGAATCTGTTGAGCAGATTCTTTTGTTCTAGGCACAAAGATAACATGAGTTAGCATCTCGCCATTTGCGTTGTACACTGCGACTTCGTCGAAGATATAGTCCGCACTATTCCCCACATCAGTAGTGTCTTCGCCAGTAGGATAACCTGTCGCAACAAGGCAAGTAATAGTCACATCACTATAATCTGTATTAGATGTATGTGATACCACTACCTGGTTATCGCTTGACTGGGTGACTGTATCATCTACTGTTTGTTTATATGTTTGATTATACAGTGCGCCACTGGTAATGTCCGTGTTTGTTGTTTTATACGTAATGTTGCCATCACTATCTATGAGTGTGCCGCCATTACCGAATCTGATATTCGAGATTACATAAGATCCAGAAGTTCCAGCATTGTTTGCCAATAGATTAGCAATAGTAACACTCATGTTTTCAAAGTTAATAGCATTTCTCTTAGAAAGAATGACCTCGCCAGTATCCGGGTCAATAATCTTAATATGACCTTCGATACTTAATCTAGAATTTTCGTTGTTTGTCAGATCCATTTTCATTTCATTCCATTTTATATATTTATTAAAAAATTAAACTCTACTTTATTCCCATCAAGGAGTAACTATTCCTATCGAATATGTCTCGCTAATCTCTAATTTAGATGTTTCGTCGTGTGTTGGGTTTTCGTTAATCTTTCTCAGCTTAGTATGGAATGGTTTGATATCGTTAAAGAACCCTTCCAACACATCTGTGTTCTGTGGCTGATAAAGTTTCGCGGTAGTATTCAACGGATACGAAATATCCATGGAAGTATATGTTGTCTTGAACGCAAAGTCACTAGTGGTGTTTTCTGTCACCGCTTGATGTAACCAACTAAACCATAGTTTATTATATAATTCTGGTTTTGTCAAGAACATTTTGTTTCTAACTTGCTCAATCAAATGATATAATATGTTACTTGGATCGGAATCAAACCCAACAGAGTCAAACCCAGTTACATCAAACCCATGTCCATACTTATTTACGTTCCATAGTTCTTCACTAAATTCGATTGTTCCGTTCTTCTTCCATTCTAATACCCAGTCGTTATCAAGTCTGCGATATATAGCAGGTCTGGTCAATCCGTCACTATGAATAATGCTACTCACGTAAACCAAATCACCATTCTGGTATGTTCCAGATATATTTTCTTCTCTAATATCTGTCAACGAGTCCACACGATAGTTGACAACAGTGTCAGTATTAAACATATAATCCATATCGCCGGATGTGTTGTATGTGCGTTTTGTATAGTCAACATAATTCCAGAAATCTCTCGGGTTATATGTGACTTCACCCTCGACGAAAGTTTGTCCAATATAATCTTCTAGATTAGGATATTCTGATACCATAACAATATCAGCAGTTATAGAATTAAATGCTTCAATGAAGTTCTGTCTTGCTTCTGATTTATTTCTGATAAGACTCTGAGCAGGTCTGGTCAAGTGACCAAATCTGTTATAAGGATGAAGCCTAATGTTAGGCAACAGAATAGGAGACAATACATCAATGTCAGTTGCTTGAGTTTCTGCTGGTAATTCATAATCGTATATTCTTCTCCAGAATTCCTCAGTAGCATTAGGTGTGTTGCCAGTATTCACATCACGTAGACTTATATAATAATCATTGCCACTTAGTACCACATCAGAAACACTGTATGTTGTTACCGCATCATACGAAGTATATGTGTATCTTTCACTATAACGATTATAGCCAACAAGACTATCACGCATTTTGATATGTAGATATTCCGGTATTAGTTTTTTATTCTCTTTTTCTGAAAGTAACACATACTCACTATTAGTCAGCGTCTCGCTTTCATATTTCTGATTTACTTGAACAACGGAATTGTCACTAGTAAAGTTATACACATTCGAAAGAATTAACTCATCCGCTCCTGCTGCTGCTGCCCAAGAAATATCGAACGAAGACGGATTTGTCAACAATTCTCTCAACTGTGATACGTTGTAGTTACGATTATTAGCAGTTGTTGTTTTATTTTTAACCCAGAAGTAATATGTTGTTTCAGTGCGGTTCTTGTCTGGATTGTAATATACAGACTCAGTCCACTGATATATGGTCTCATTATTTAGTTCATAACTGTACGCTTCACCAGATGCTGTTTTACCATCCACGACGGCGCCATTTGTTACAAGAGTTTCCCATTCTTCTGGCAATGAAGGACTACGTGTCCATTCATAAATGTCTATACTTGCGCCATCAAACAATCTACCCCAATGTGATCTCTTATAGTCAATATTTCCCTGCTCATAGTTCAGATAAACAGCGGATCTAAGATCCCACCAGCGCTCATCAACATGGGAATCTTTCCATGCGTTATCCGTTACAATACTGCCGCTAGCATTATTGAAGTTATAGATAGCAATGTCATTGGTAGATTTATAATCTATTTCTCTCTCGGCAAATCCTGGAATGATTCCTTTGAATGGGTCAAAGATTTCAATGTTATTGATATACGTTTGGTTCTCTGCGTCGAATATCTTAACATTTTCAATCAGGTCATTTCTTGCCTGGTCGTATGTTACTCGTACTTTTACCCAATCGCCGTAAGTATTGCCATCAGTCATTCCAAATCTGCCAGTCCAGCGATATACTGCTGGTCTGCCAAGGTCATCAGAGTTAACGAATGCGTAGATTGGACGAAGACTATTATTCTGTCTGAATCCTGCGAAGTTATATTTCGGAATGCTTAGTCCGTCTACTGTTGTGAATGAGTTATACTCAGACAACAGGCTATCAATCGTGTCGAAACGGACACTTCTCAGTGGATAAATATTGCCCACGTTGCCTTCTTTTTCGATAAACTCATCAATGAAGAATCTTCTTTTATTGTTCGCATCGATCTCGACTACCTTGTGTATACCGTCAATTTTCGGAGTAGTATTACTTCCTGTAATTAGAACATAGTCTCCGACTGTGAGGTTGTGAAGACTGTTTCCTTTGTTATTAGTTACATCAGAGGCAAGAGACACAGTAATCTCGGCGTTGTCTGCCTCTGTAATACCAGCACATGCTCGTGAAACATACATGCCGAAGTCCATCGACTGATGAACATCATAGCCAAAGTTGCCTAGCCCATCAAGACTACTATCGTCTGCTACCCAGATACTAAACACGGCTGGATCATTTTCCAACTCTAAGAATACTTGAATCTCGTCGCCATTCTCAGAACGAATAGCCTGGAATGTATTGCTAACAACGGTCTGAGACGCTGTGTATGTATTGGATTGTAAACCAACCACACTGTTAATCGTGCCTGGACCAATATATAATGTACTAGCAGTGCTAGTAATTTTTAATCTGTTATTGGAATTGGCTGCTAAAATGCCACTTAATCCTTCTGCGTTGATTAGACTAACAATGTCATCAATGTCGTTGGTTGAACTAGTTGACGATACGTTAGATGTTGCTAGAATTGTTCCTGAAACAATTCCCAACGCGGTCAACGCAGTGCTCGAAGCATCGATTACGACCTGTGTAGAATTACTTGATATTGTTAGGGTATTGTTCAAAGATGCCTGCGCACTAATGCCCGGTATTACCGCGGTGTTTATTTGAGAAACTATACTTGTTAAGTCGATAATACCCGCAGTCGGCACAGCGATACCTGTACTCACAACTGTTTCGCCAACAATAGGAAAGCCAAGTGTGGTATTCAATGTACCCTCGCCTATGATTAGTGTCGCGGCAGTAGAAGTGTCCACATTTGTTTTAGTTATTTTCAATTGATTGCTGCTGTTACTCGCAACAATATTAGGAATAGCCGCTGCTGTAATTTTCTGAATGGTAGCAGCAAGATTATACACTCTGTTAGTTGATTGTGATGCGACTACTGTGCTAGAACTAAAGACAGTCGTAAGATTAGCAGCAAGCCAAATCGATACATCATCTATATATGTCCCAGCTTCCATATCTGTTTGTGCCGCTGTACTATCTTGCGGAGCAACTGTTTCTGTTCCAGCAATCACAAGTGTAGGACTATATACAGTTCCTTGTAAGCTATTAATAATATTAACATCATTGGTAATCAATGCGTCGATTTCTGCCTCATAGGCTGGTGTTCCACGCTCAGTCAACAAGAAAGTAATATCCAATCCAGCAACACTAGTAGCAAAGTAAGAAGCAAGGAATGCGCCCCATGTACCAGAAGGATATACCAATCTTAGTGCCTCGATTGCGTTTATGCGTGCTACTGTTAATGAACCATTGATAACATCCAGCAATGCTGATTCGGCATTGATATTGTTATTATCTATGTCATTAAACGTTATCGTTGTTCCGTCTACGATGAGTGTGCCGCCTGGCGTTGATACAACGGGATTAACTACATCGTCACCTGTTGAGGTAGGCGAATCATACACGATAACATCAGAAATATTAGCGAAAGTCACGGTTACCAACTCATTGTCATCAGAAGCGATGACCAACGTAGTGTTCTGAGCAAGCACGGGATTAACTTCGGTTCCAGATATGGCTATAGGATTATAATTTGTAGTCGTTGTTGTATTCACGATATTGATTGTCGTGGCTGTTCCCGAAGATTCGCCTATAATGAATGTGCCGCCGGCTTTACTGATGATCGGCAATACCGCGGTACCAACAACGTCAATAGGATTATTTGGTCTTGTTATTCCTGTTGCTCCAGAAGAGTCAACCATCTGGAATACGCTGCCTTGATAAATCACTTTGTCGCCGAACTTATAGGATGTTTTGTTATCCCATTGTCCTATAGACTGCCATTCGCCAGAGAAGTCATACGCATCTTTTACTTCTGTCGGGAATTGAACAAAATCATCTCTGTTTAGTACACGATAGTCTGCCTCAGTAAGTAGTGGCAAGCCTGCGTCACTAAAGTCATTCTCTACAAGAGTCAAATCAGCAAAGGTTGTTGACGTAGTATTATTGTATTGTTTCGGTGCTCGTGTTTGGAAATTATTTCCTGCCGTACCGGTGACCAATAGATTACTGTTTGAATCCACATCAACCACAAAGTCAGTCAGAACGTCATTGCGAATTCCATCTGTAAATCTAATCGGCTGAGGGTTTGTTTTAACTAAGTCACGGGTTAATACAAATTCCAATGTTTCATTCGAACGTGTATCGCCATAATCAGCAGTTCTAATTGCCCAATCTTCGTGTAGGGTGACATCAGCAACGGTATCATATAACGCAGTTGTGCGCAGTAATGCGTTAAGAGCATTCTCTGTGCCACTATACTTGTATGTACCTTTAACAAAATTCCACACTGTGTCGTCATCTAATGTCAGACTATCTGCCCATGCTGGACGATTGTATCCCACATTAAAGCGGGCTACGTCAAGCATTTGTTGATTTGACAATGTATTGCCAGGTCCATAATACTGGTCTAGTTCTCTTGCTACCGTGTCGAAGTTATTAACAATTCTGTCGCCAGTAACTACGAAGCCAGGAGCATATAGTTTGCCGTTCCAGTCTTTTGTTCTAGTGCCTCTCCAAGTAATACGATCTCGCAGGTTACCCATCGCTGGCTGATAAACTACATCATTAAACAAACTTTCGTTGTCGAATACGATAACGTGCTCTAATTCTACTGTGTAGAATCTTATACCATGGATGATTGTGTCGTTGTCTTTTCTTTCCATTACCGTGTTAATACCAGTGCTGGTTTCAATATTTCTACTGATTAGCACCTTATCATTGGAGATTAATTTTCCATCAGCATCTACCAGATTGTATGCGCCATCATATTTTGTTGATAGGCTGTCATAATATCCCAACGTAGGCTCAGTTATCTCTAGTCTAGAGGTATCTGGCTTAGCGAATACATAATCGCCCGCTGCTGCTGTAGCATTCCATTCAACAAATTTCTGTGCCTCTGCTGCCCACGCGGCTGTTTTCCAACCCTGTGCCAATAGATATTTCTCGTAGCCTAGAATGAAATTATAAACTGCCTGTGTGTCGTCTAACACACTACTATAAGCCAATTGAGTAGCCGTGGTGTCGTATTTACTGTAATTGTAATACAGTTTATTATTAATGTCAACCGCAATCTTGCTAGAAGTAGTTATAGGAGCATAATAACTAAATGTCTGTCCTACATTGTCCATTCCTGATACAGAAAAGCCCTGTGCTAATTTCGTAATTTTTACCGAACTAAAGAATTTTTCATCTTTTGGTTGACTTGTGTAAAGAATTGTTGTATGACTGTCTGCTGGATAATAAACACGACCCTTATCGTGGCTACTTTCCAATATAAAGTTTTGATCGTTGTTGACAAAGCCAGAAGCCTTAACAATAGGAGAATATCCCATATTATTAAATCTTTCAACCAATGTGTCAACCGGTGTGTTATTATATTTGGCAAATTCAACTATAGCATTACCCATGCCGCCGAAGTATCTTGTTGCTCCAGCAATCGTAGTAACATTGAATGTCGCATTGCCTTCGCTTGTTACGATAGTCGGTCTTCCCGTGAAGTTGCCACCTGGATTGTCGATTGATACTGCTGCCATTGTGCCGTTATTAACATGGGCGGTAACAGTTGCGTCATCACCAAAGTTACTGAATACTGTCAATACTGGCGCGGTCGCATAAGTGCCGCCATTTGTTACAGTAATAGTACTAAGAATGTTGTCAGCGAACGGCAAATATGTGAAGTTTGCGTTCTTATTATTTCCTAAGTTCTTTGTGTCTTTGAAGTAATGCTGTACAGTATCTATATCAGGATTCGAAATTATGCTTCTGGTAAGACTTCTGAAATATGTATTGATAGTCCACAATGGCTGTAATTTCATTAGTGTACTAAACAAGTTAATTTTATACTCGCTACTATTTCTCCATGATGATTCGATTGGACCTAAATCTCCAAATACAAAGTCTTTTGATGCTTCAACACTTACAGGAGCAGTAACAACGGCTGCCGCAACAGGATCAAGCAATACATTAGTGATATCAACTAGTGTGTTAGTATCCCAATCATAGTTTGTGTATGCGTAATCTATACTATATTTCGGTGTATCTGCTGGATTGTTATAGTGTCCAGTTTTCAATGCTGTGATCAGTGCTGCTTTCTTATTGACATCTGTCCAGTCATAATATACTATCCACCATGTTGGTTGTGTGTTGTAGCCAAACATCTCCCATGGATGAGTGTGTGGTCTATCAGTATTAAAGTAGTATGTGTACACGCCTTTCCAGCCGCCAATGCCTGGTCCTACACTACTGTAGTTCCAAGTAAACTTATCGCCGGCATCGTAATAAGACGCGGAGTTTAGTACGGTAACACTATTTCTAGTTTTCCATCTATTGAAGTCATCACGCATAGCGTTGGACATGTCATCCCAAGAATAACTGGTGCTGCGATGTGCTGTAGGCATTATTGTTTTATAATCAACTACCGTGTTAAGGGCATCTGATAGATTGTTTTCTATTCTGGTATCAAGTTCCCAGATAGCGGCGTCAACGATATTAAATTCTGAACTATTTCTGTTATATAGTTCTGTGCCCATTCTAACATGAATACTGCCGTCATGTAACTGAAGCGCATCTGTGTATGTGCCAACAGTAGGAGCAACAAAGTCATCCTGACCAGTGATATATCCAGCATCAATATAAAAATTAGATAACTGGCTTAGTTTAGTAGGTCGTACCAGACCCATCTTCGCTGCGCTTGGTGGGATAAAGCTGCTGCTATTTTGTGGATACCAACGAATGTGGGCGTATGCTCTACTATCACCATCAAAGGTCACTGATGTATTAATTGTCACATTATAGTTTGTTAGTGTGTAATCGATGTCCTTGATCAATGCTCTCCAACGAGCAACGCCATTGCCATCAACATCTTTTAGCCATAACTGAACATGGTTAACTGTGTCATCGAATGTGTTGATTGTTTGTGGCAATGAGAATACATTACTGTCGCCATCATACCAGTTTACATCTACACTTTCATAGCCATTATAAAATGCCATGTCACTTTGAGAAAAATCACTGTTGCGATTCTTGCCTAGATTCATTTCTCTTAGAGCACGATCAACCAACTCATATACTGGAATACTAGTATCTGTTGTGTTGTGTAGCTGTTTTACTTTTTGAGTAAATTGTGACTTAAATCTATTATATCGCTGTGACACAAACCGTAGACTACTGAATGGATTAGAATCAGTGTTGCTGAGTGTTTGGGTTAGTAACTCTGTACTAAACGCCTGCTGCCTAATCGTGCCGCCAAATTGGTTCAACATCGGTAATGCTGTATAGTTGTTTGTACCAAAAAAGCTGTCACTAAAGCCAGGAATAGAAGTCATCTGACTTTTGATATGGTGCTGTAGGTCACTATATTCTACTGTTGTCACAAGCTCGTTCTGTGGATTAAGAATATGAGTATCAGCAGGTAAAAAAGAACCCTGTGCGGAGCTAGTTAATTTGCCATCAGTGTGCCAGGTAACATCAACCACATCATCAGCAGCAAAATCATGCGTGATGGTTAAGTGATTGTCCGAGATAACATAAGCAGTCTCTGGCAGAACAGTGTCGCCACTGTCATTTCTAATAGTCACATCAACATTGTATTCTTTAATATCGGACAGACTGATCCATCCTGTATCTACTCCGGGAAGAGTATATTTTATAAGAGCATCGGTAACAGTTCCATCAAGAGATATCGTGAACTCATTATCAATAGCTGGGCTGCGAGTAAGTCCAGGAATATTATTGCCAGAGACATCCTTAAATTGTAGGTCATCACTATCAAATACAGTCTTGAATGTATAAGTCTTGTTTCTTGCCATAAACAACACCGGATTAGTTCCGTTCACTCTGTTGAATGTAGTGACAGAATTTTGATTACTGTGTGTATGGAATTCTAGTTCGCTACCTTTACTCAACACACGAAAGCTGTCGTAATTATGGACATCGTTCGTGCCAAGATCGACAATCATTGAGTCACTAGGGGTACCGAAGATATTCTGGTAGTGTCTTCTTACCGGCTGTCCGCCACGTACTTCAGTCCAGTTATTTGTAAATTTGCCAGTATTGATGTTCTTGAAGTAATAGAAGCCGGCAATTTCAAATTCATTTGATACACTTGAGTTTGATAAGTTAACATTTGTATTGACTTTGTTGTATGCGTATCTTATACTGCCACTGCCCAATGTAAATTCAAAACCTGGGTTGTTGCCATACTCGGCATACTTTGGCTTAAAGCCAAGCGCAAAATCATAGATTGACGATGTACTCTTGCTGTAATCAAAGATTGGATCACCGGCAAAACTGCTGTTTGGATAAACAGCGGCGTCATCTAATTTATTCAAATCTATATCGTATGCCTGAAATAACATTCCTTCACTGCGATAGTCTTTTTGTTGTCCGTATACCCATGTAGTGTTATCCCAGTACCATTCACTGCCACTCCATATATCATTTGGATATTCATCACCGAACACTTCGTTGTAACCAACTGTCACAACAATCTTGTCACCAGGGGTTAATGTTCCGCTGTCGTGTAACGGCGTTAATGCCGTAATCAGTCCAGTGCCATCAACGACGGCTGTACGAATAGTATTATTATATGCTACATCGGTGCTAGATATGAACAATATAGTGTCGCCGTCTACCACTGTTTTAGCAACGATCTGTTTCCAATATTCACTATTCATGTAGAAAGTAGGGTTCTTGGCATCGTTGTGGGTTTGCGCACATTCCCAGTATGTAAGTTCACCGTCTGAATCAACGTATACTTTATCACCCTTGTCGAACCCAGTCAATGACCATATAGTTGTTGCTAGATGCGAAGCAAGATTGAAATTGGTAGCGCCTATAATATCCGTACCAGGAGCAACGATGTTCTCAAATGCGTGTGACACATTCATTAAGTGTTCTGTACCGAAGTCAAACTTCTCACAATCAGCAAAGAATTCAATAATAGGTCTGACCGCTCGTGCTGTTTCAATTGCGTAGTCGCTGGAATCTAAATCATTATAATCACAGGCAGATATAACTACGCTGTCTTTTACCCATAGATTAGTTCTCGACCATGCGCTCTGCTCGGGAGCAAATCTAGGCTCTACTACATAATCTCTGATAGGATCGCTGTAGTTGTAGATTGTTTTATTGATCCATGTTTTTGTGCCAGTGGCATCATATTGTTCCGTGAGCTTGATGCCACTTGGTTGACCAACGTTGTCTACAATGTAGGTTATATCTTTGGCATAGTTTACGCCAGATACATTATCACCAATGAACTTAACACGCATACCATTTTCTAATGTTAGTGTCTTGCCGTTAGCTAAAGTAGGAGTAGTGTATGTTGAGCCAAGCAGAAGTCCATCAATATCATCAATCAGGAGCGCCTCTGCTAGAGGTCCTGATCCATAATCAAGTTCGCATACAGGCACAGTATTGAGTGCCCAAAAGTATTTGTGATAGTTGATAAACATATCGTAGTTGATCGGCAGTCTAAGAGTATAGCCATTTTCATTTAAGATATTGTTGTGGTTGTTTACATCAACACCGTTGAATTCCAATGCTGATATAAAATCATCATAAGAAAGCACATCCGTAATCTCGTTGTTGTCATTTTTATTAACCAACGAAGGAGTAAACTGATAGTTGTCCGCAAATCTATTGCTACTGTCGTATATGTCCGACGCTTTTCTATAGCCGTTGTTTGAACCAACAAGCGAATTTATTGCCTGCAAACTGCCGCTGGATAGTAATTGTTCTAGCGTACTGTTCAGAAACTTTTTGTTTATATGAGTTCTGAAAATGTCAGGCAATAGTCCCGTAACATTTGTCGTACCCAATCTTTCCTTACTTTCGCCTGGTCGTGTGATTAGTGGGGCATCAGTAGGATTCGCTTGATAGTTCTGGCTCATTAATTAACTCCGGAGTTTGATGTTATAGTAGTTAGATTAGCGTTGTTACTTGATTCCACAATGACATTAGCAGATGTTAGAACTGGCAGGAATAGTTCGTCACTTTGTGAATTAATCTCATAAAGCGTTGAACCAAATCTGTTGTCAATTGGAACAATATTAATCTGACTTATTTGCCCTATCAAGTTGTTATGAACGTATGACGCAAGTTCAGTAAAATAAAATGTCTCGCCAAAGTCCCAGTTGTCAATACTAAAATATTCATTTATTAGTTGTACTACTGTTTGTTTGATTTCTGTATCACTCAATGTACTATTTACTGTTTTTGTAATCTTGAAGTTTGCCTGTAACTCAGATGACGCCAAATCTCCAAATAGTATTTTATACTTGACAGGTCTATAAATTATCTGGTCACTTATTGTTTTCTTGGTGGACAGACTAGTAAACAATTTACTAAGTCCATTAACTGTCGGAGCAGCTGGCTGAGTAAATGATCTACCATCATATGCTGCCCATGTTCTGAACTCAGTGTCGTAACTTCTAAGAAGAACATATGTATCAATGATGTTAGTTCTGGATGGATCAATTACCTGATTTAAGTCAGCAATTCTATTATATCTTGTGTGTATTGCTTCGCGTCCGCCAGTATTAGTGCCGGTGGCGGCTCTTACAGTGTAATCATATCCATTTTCCGTGATCGTGCCAAGATTAATCGTCTGGTCTCTGACAACCTGCTGAAACGCATCTGGCGTATCTGGATAGTTATCGTTATCTGGATCAGCCAACGTAACTTTTACTTTATGATTATCAGTATAGCCGTCACTATATTTGTAGTATCCGCTAACATTAAACTTGTATTTCTTGCCCAATGGTGTATAATCACTAGAGGAGACATTATTAATATCAAGTACTTCTAGATTATCTCTTCTAGGCTTGGATGTCGCACTACTAAATGTTTCTTCGAAGTTGAGATTGTTAAATCTAACTGTTGTGTCACTACCAAAAACAAACCTCGTTTTTCTAACAAGTATTTCCCAATCGGTAGAACTATAATCAAATCTGATTATCCAACTCTGATCCAATGATCCAGCTGTAATATCACCTTCGAATTGTCTGCTCCAACTACTAACGTCTGTAGACGCAATACTATTGCCAGGAAGATCGCCTGATGCCACCAATGCCCATCCTCTAGTAGGAATATCGTAACGTAAACCAAAGCTATTTCGATTATCAATCGCATTTTTTATTTCAGCTTTAACTGCTGTTGTAGTGTCCATGCTGTATGTTGGGACAATTCGTTTAATTCTTGCGCCAGTTGGAACAACACCGCCTAGTGCGACTGAACCTCGACTGTCAAGTGTAATGCCTGTTGGGATTCCAGAAGCACTATCTTCACCAAGTCCATTGTTGCCAAGACTGACTATTTTTACCCATTTTGTGTCCGCGCTGGTTACATATACTTTAGCAACGCCGCCGCTTCCGCCGCCGCCCGTGATAGTAATGTTTGTTGCTGAGTTGTATTCCGAGCCTGCTGCTGTGACAGATATACTTGATATTGAATCACCAGTAAGAGTTGCCTCTGCTGTTGCTCCTGTGCCGATGCCATCAATAGATATCGTAGGAGCACTTGTGTATCCGCTTCCCTGATTGACAAGCTCAATACGAGAAATATAACCTTCAACAAATGGTGATGTAATGAATTCAACTAATCCATTCTCGGATAGTTTGTCTAATGGAGCAGCGGCGGCTGTGCCGAAATTCTGAACTACGCCATTCAGAGTGATATACCCTGTCGAGCTACTATTACCAGAAGTGATTTGGTTCCAACGATACACATCGTCGATACTGCCATTTACATTATAAAAATTAATCAATCCAGTTGTGTTACTGTAATGCTGATATGCGTCATATAAACCTGGTACTGCGCCGTCCAAACTGATATTTGTTCCGTAAAACTGGCGATGAAAGTAAAAGTTGGTAAGTTCAGGATCATTCAATAATGGAGCAACATGTCGATTAAATATTTGCTCAGATGTTAATGACGAAGGTAATCCGATTAAACTTCTTACTGTTGCGTCATCTTTATAAAGATAGCCATCATCCATATACATACTTGCGTCACTGTAAGTAGCAGTAGGATCATAAAAATCTCTAAAGCGACTGTGCCCACTATGTACTCGGTTAATACTTTTAATCTTGCTAACATTTTCACTAACTGTTAGTGGGAATAAGCTATAATCATCAGCAGTAACCATGCGGTCCTGTGCGCTATAGAATCTACCAGCGTTATCCTTGATGCTCTTTAGTGATTCTCTAATACTCGCATTGCTTACAGTTTCTTTTAGACCTAGATTAATTGTAGCTGTATATTCATTGCCATCAATTCCTGTGTATCTAAAGTTCTTTGTAATGCTTGACATATTATTTGGATTAATAACATAGTTAAGATTGGCGCCTGTTCTGTACCAAACACGAATTATACCACGAGGAATGTTTGCGAAACTTCCGTCACCAAATACAATACTAATCTGGTCATCTTCTCTACTGCTCACAGTAAAGATATCTCGTTGGTTGTTTGAAACACTATTATAGATTGCGTTGGTTCCGTATTGTCTGTCAACAAGTGTCCAGTTTGTAGAGATGGTGCCGTCTAATCCGATTGTTTGTACCCAGATATTACCATTAGCAATATTAGTACCGGTAACGTCTAGTACCAAGTTGGCTAAGCCAGTGTCAACATTAAAATCTTGAAAGTTTAACGTGCCCTGCTTAAAGCCCATAAAGAATCCAGTATTTGGACTTGTGAAACCACTATTATCATTCTTGTACAGAATGTCAATACTTTTATTTGGTTCAGGCGTGCGCTCTTCTATCACATTTACATTTTGATTGTAATATACACTGTATAGTTCAAATCCCAGACTTTGTCCACTGATAGTTGAGTTAAATGACTCTACTACCGAGTTATTTGCTGTACTAGTCTTGTATACTTCGTTCACAACACCAGATTGATTAAACTTAGCAAAAGGTGTGCCGAATTGGTTACTAGTAGTGAAAATACTATTCATAATAGTCAAGAAGTCTTGATACGTGTCAGGGTTAGTCACATCTTCAAAGAAAATATCTTTGTTGGCAAGACTTGATCCTTCGGCATCATATAATCTTTCACTTGTCTTGATACTATTGATTTTCAAATAGCCATCAGCGACAACGTTTCTTGTTGGTTCATATCCCAAGAATTCAGCAATACGCAATGCGCTTTCACGGCGCTCGGCAGTACTCAGATAGTTTTCACGGCTAGCAAGGTCAGCTCGGAAAGCCAAGTTGTGACCTAAGAATGCCATAAGTTCAATTAAACTTACAAATTCACTACTGCTGATCCAGTCGTTAAAATCTTCCGGGTAGTTAGCTCTTACATAATCCACCATGGCAGACCTGATTGTATCAAAGTCATACGCCTGAAAATTAGCTTGGCTAAAACTCTCGTATACTACGCTGAAGTCTTCGGCAGCAAATAAACTGCTCTGTCTTGCACCTTGTGCCATTAGATTGTCTCACTCTCAAAATTTAAGTATAATTGTTCCACTGATCCAGTCGATACATAAACTATATTAGCTCTTACCTCTATAGAATGTTCACGCTCGCTGATAATAAAAACTTCGTTAATACTCCAGCGTGGATCTAATCCGATGATGCGCTCAACGTCATCCTTCGCCAGTGAACGAGTATAGTCGTCCATTGGGTCAAATAACAGATCCCATATGATGCTTCCAAAAGCTGGATTCATCACACGCTCACCTTTCTTTGTATAAAAATGATTCAACAGGTCACGTTTAGCAAGTTCTGAATCAACTAGAACCGTGCTGCCTGATCTTTTATTTACACTACTAAAACCATAATACTTTGCCATATAACTATTTATAGAAGTTTTAACTACTATGTTTATATTCTAATAACAAACTTCAATTCAGAGTTCGCTAGTGTAATTTTCTCAGGATGTAGCAATGTTAGTGTGTTGCCACTAACTGTAAAGTCGAATAAATGCTGAATTCTGGTTCCATTTACATACACCTCTAGTTTCTCGACCGGATACATACTTGGTTCCTTTTGAAGTGTATACACAGTTGTTGTTCCGTCAAATGTGACTAACTCATTTGTTAGTGTCTCAGCATATCGATTAATAATATCTCTCTTAATGCCTTCTGGTGTATATGGCAAGAATTTCTGTGTTTCGGCATAGTATGAAAATCTAGCACGCTGTAATTCCTCAGTTGTGAATGTTCCGAACTTGAACAGTTCGTTTTTATCACGTAACTTGAATATGCCCATTTGGCGCAACCAGCTTCTGGATTTTGTTTTGGTATAGACCGCAAGTCTTAGTATTTTGGCGCACTCAATCGCTTGTTCTTTGAATTCGTAGTTACGAATAATCATACTAGCAACAGTATCCCAGTCGCTGTCGTGTATTGCTGATTTGAAATCGTAAACTCCCTCAATCGCAACACTCTCGGTAAGAGAACCGGTAAACCAATAATACAAATACAATCCATCATAAACGCATTGCGGCAACTGTGTTATTGAATTTATTCCTAGTGAAGATATCAATTTCTTGAATTTTGCCTGTGTTGTGTTGAATTTAACTATCCATACATCAAATGACTCTTGTTCAGTCATCCCTCTATCGGTATCTGTGAATACTCCATACGCAGTTTTATTATATCCTGTGTATCTTTTAAAATTCAATGCGATATCAGCGACCTCACTTGATGTCCACATAATACTCAAATCTGTTGGTACAGTTTTGGTCGCATCTGCCACAGTAAAGTCTTCCCACACGGTGTTGTATCGCTGTGCTACTGTTGTTAATTGTTTTTTAAGTTTTGCCATTTTTATTACCTTTACGACACATCATAATCATCTTGGGTAGGTGTCAGTGTACTTGGTGCTTGAGCGGCAATAGTTGAATCATTGGTAATATGTCCGCCATATGGCTCATGCTCAGGAACTCTTCCGTTAATACTTTCTTTGACGACTCTATTAACAGGCATCGGCTCAGATGTTGGCTTGTCTGCCACAGCGGCACGAGATCCAGGACTGTTCAGTTCTATGTTTCCAGATGTAGTCACGTTCAAGTTTCCTCGTGCGCTTATATGTCCGTCTACCTCAGTGTGTAATTTTAATTCTTTTTGACTGAACAAATCTATTCCACCAGCACTTGATTCAACCTTGACACCATCTGCGCCAGTTGCTTTGATATTGACGGTGCTTGCCTCGATATTAAAGCTGTCATCCGCATAAAAATTAATACTATCTTCGGCTCGATAGCTTATACTGCCTTCAGCAAATACATCCACGTTGCCTTCCGCGTCCATTTGCATCCAGCTTTTGCCGCTCTGACTAATGATATAAACGATTCCAGCACTGTCATTTAATAATAGTTGAGCTCCGCCGGCGCTGCGCAGCCTGACCAGATTATTCTTGCCTGCTTCTCTGGATTGGTCCGGTACGTGATTGATATCCTCAGCGTATTCTACTGTGCCGTCATCCATAATAAAACTATGACCAGCGGGTGAGTTGAAGCCAGATACATTACTTGGCGATTCTCTTCTAGCACCACTACTGCCTACGCCGCGGATTGGATCTAATGGGATACCTTGCTGAGCGATTGCGTCAGCACTAGGATGTCTGACTTTGGCATTGTTTTTCTGTGCCTCTGATCCGCTACTATCTAACGTAGGAGCAATGATGTTTTCTTCGCCCTTGACCGGATTTGCGGATAGACCAGGGATACTAGAATTTCTGCCAGCAGGAGTTAATGCTCCTATTAGGAAGCCTTCCTGTTGGTTAGCAGCAAAGGCGACCAAAACTTCTGTACCAGGAGCAGGAGGAGGAAAACTTGCTCCATAAGGAGAACTATAGTTTGACCCATTTATAGTGCCGCCTAATGGATTTATTGTTCTTATTTTATTATAACGGTGCCGATCTTCCTGTGTGTCTTGGCTATCTAAGCGATGCTGACCAATGATTTCAACCCATATATTATTGTTGTAATCTGGATCAGCGATGTCAACCACTCTCGCAAGATGTACGCCTTGCATATTATTAGTGCCAGGAGACTCCGCCGAGGGAATGCCCACAGATGGAGTATTAAGTCCTCGGTGCTGTCTATCTGAATCTCTATTGCTCATCGTGGTCCACTCGCGTCCGAAGCTATAGAAGCTAGACTGATTTGTCTAAGGTCTAGTGCTTCTACTTGGTTAGCAGCCTGTGAATCGGTAATCTGTCCCAAGGCTAACTGTTCATAAATTAACCCACTGTTTGTTGGTAAATTTCGATTAGCATGTAATGTCATTATAAATTGTCCATTCTGATATTGAGATGTTACTTTGATGACGTTATATAACCCAGCCAGATTCAAATCTTCGCTCGTAGTTGCTGTATAATCGCCATCTGCGGAATAGCTAGGGAAATTCACATTAAGAAAGAATAACGGACCTCCGTTATCGAATGTTCCCGCTTTAGCTAGCCAGTAAGGATCACCCCTAACAGATATATTTATAGATAGCATATCGCCGCTACCGTTTAGATTTAATTTAAGAGCACCCAGTCTCGCCTGAAATTGACTCGCCTGGTTAGAGCCACTGTTCTCTGGGCCATTGCTGTTTAACGAATAATTGTTAAAAGTTACATGACTAGTAGGATCTAGTCCTAGGCCTATAACATCCTGTTGTGTTATGTATTTTGGCTCGCCACTCGCAGAATCACGTGGACCAACACCATTTAAATTTGATGAATTACCCTGAGCAAGGTCATTTATACTGTTTACTCGGGTTTCTAGTGCTGTTTTGTTTGACACTAATGTGCGTATCTGATTGCCTAGGTTTATAGCCTGATCAGCACTGTCTGGAATTTTTAATCTTAGGTCCTGTATATTCTGAGTCAGAGTGGATACTTGTTGAGCCAGATTTTCCAGAATGTTATCTCCGGGCCCACCACTCTCTGTTAATGTACTCGCCGGGTCTTGTGTAATCCCACTATGAAGGGGCTGAAGCACATAATAGGCATTGTTGAACTGTATACTCAAATCAAGAACTTCTGTGTTTTGTCCTGTTAGATAATAGTCAAAACGCTTCTTTAATAATCCCAGGGTAAGAGCTTGTGCTAGTCGTTTTTTCTGTAAATCTTTACTATCGATTAACTCCTTGTGACTATTCTTATCAATAATTGCCTGAGTTGTCGCATATGGTATCATGTTGAAGGTTAATTCTCTCTGATAACGATTTGCCAGACTGTCGAATTTGACAAATTTAACATTAACATCGAAACTTATCCAATTTATTATATTAGCCAACTCCTTAGCATCTACCACAATGGACTTGCCCGCAAATTTACCCACCGTAGTCGGAATCTTTCTGAATTGTTCTGTCGCATATGATGCTTCTGCCAACATGTTTGTGATAGCGGTACCGGCAGGAAAAACAAATTTCAGACTACCAGAGCCAGTGATACTTACTTGTCTTCCACTGCCATCGGCGTCATTAATTACAGTAGAAAACTGCCAATCTTTCCACGCGGTTGGTACTGAAAATTTAAATAACGTCGGCAGGATGGAGGATGGGTCAAGGTCTGCTCTGACCTTTGCTGCTTTGTTGATTTCTGTTTGTAGTTTCGTGGCAAATTCTCCGAGATTGCTTGCCTCTACCGATGTCTCCACAGGAAAGTTAAAATCTACTCGGTCATATACACCCTCTTTTGTTTCTATCATGGTCATGGTGTACTGACTAGTGTTATCAGCAAAACTATGCTGAATACCATAACACTTTGTTAGCCACTCCTGTGTATGTATCTCAGTTGGTTTAGGATCATCATCGTCTGACCATCCTATAAGTTTTAGTTCAAGAATATACAATGCGTGAATGTGATTAGCAATACTCAATTGTGATGCGATATAGGCAATTCTACTAAACAGTGATAGCCCATTAGGCTCAATCAATTGTACTTGGAAATAAGATCCAGCATTGCTTCTATTTTCCGCATTGAATGCCAGATGGAAGTCGTGCTGTACCGAGTTTATTCCTACTTCATTATCTACGCCAGATTCTGCCAATACATATTTTGTTCCGCCGCCGTCATTCAGCGGATCAACTATCATTATTTTCCATTTGTATGTATAATTATTATACTTGTTAAGCAGATTTTCTTCATACGACAATGTGATATGTACCTTTATATACTGAGTGTTTTAGGAACAACTATAGTCATTCCGGATCTAAAGTCGTTGATAGGATCTTTTAGCAAATCTCTATTGTAATGAACCAGCACCCACCATTTTGCAGATGTGCCATACAAGTCATGCGATAGTAGATCGGGGCGCCTGTCATATTTGTCCGATATTTCAACTTCTCTGGTGTTTGCGCTAAGATTGTCGATTGATAATACAGGACTGTACAACTCTAAATATTTAGAATTTAATTTAGTATTAAAATAATTGCTATTACTGCTGTATGTTGTCATTAGATGAAGCCTTTGCTGTATAACTCGCCACTTGCGAATTTATCAATATCAAACTGTTTTTGCTTAGCAGGATTAATATGTACCATCAGAGTAACAGTGAGCGTTAGCATGGCAGGCAGACTTTGGCCCTCATGAGTAATAAGATCAACGCTGTTCTCAAATGTCGTGCCGAAGTCTGCTACTAGTACAGGAACGTTATTAAATATTTTATCTCCCATGCCAGAGAATCTACATACCGGCGGTGGTGTTCCGGGCGCAGAACTTTCTCCGTAGCGCATCTTGGTGACATTACGAAAAAACTGTATAGCCGCTAATGTATATTCATGCTCTGCCTGTGTTGTTGTAGTAAACTGTCCCGATACACTAATACTAGGACTCGGAGTATTACTGTAAGCGTGTGTCGTATAATTGGTGTGAACCATGTCATAGCCACTATAGCTTACCGATTGGCTGTATGAAATCATCGGAGTATACGGAAATATCAAGCCGTTTGTTGGACGGAGTGAATCCGGAATATAACTGCGAGGAGCAACAAGGCGTGCTCTGTTATCAGTGCTAGGTACATTAACCATTTATTTTATCCAATACAAATTTATAGACTTCTTCATTAAAGTTGCCAAAGAAATCTGTAAATACTTCACGCTTTTTGGCGTCATCAATATCCATACGCATCGCATTTCTAAATGTAGTAGCGCTGCGGCCGTCGTCCTTAACAGGTACAGGATAAATGTAACCAGCGTCATCACTAGTGATTAATGGCTCATTCTCCTGATACATTTTTAGATAGCCACCAGTTTTCAATCGTCCAGCATCTTTTTCGCTGAATACCAATAGTATCGCGGTGTTGTCTGGATTCTTGCCTGTCATTCTGACATCTGGTTTATATGGCTGAGTGTTCAAAATCTTATCAGCCGGTATGCCAAACATATCAGTCATAATCTTTTTCTTCTCGGCGAAGTCAAATGGATCCTTCTCAGGGCTGGCAGTTTTGCTAACTGTGGTGACGATAAATACGTTATCACTACCAAACTTGTCAACAAGATCCATATATACTTGATGATGACCACTGTGCATAGGCTGAAAACGCCCGCCATATGCAACCATAATATCGTCTGCCACTGCCTC